ATGTGCAGTAAGCACAACATTAACTCCTGCTTCAACCACTTCTGTAAGCCGGTTCAGGAAACGCCCCATTTCTTCTTTGACATAGACATAACCATTACCATAACCAAAATCTTCGATGCCTGACTTCTTGTGCTGATCACAGATTCTCTGGATACACATAGATTCTGCCCAGTCAATGGTATCAATAACTAATGTTCTGCAGACATTCGGATGCGATTTCACATATTGTATTTCTTCCAGCAGCATCTGCCAGCTTGTAGGTTTCGGCAGTCTTGCCACATCCATGGAATTTGTACTTCCCTCCGTATCAATGAACACTGGATCCGGAAACTGACTGGCAAATGTGGACTTGCCAATACCTTCTGGTCCGTAAATTACTACCTTTTTAGCGCATGGAATTCTTCCTCTTGTGATTTCCATTTAAAATGCACCTGCCTTCCATTCTTTCTTTTTAGGTTCTTCTGTTTGTTCTTGACCGACCACATAACCGTCTTCGATAATGATCGAGCACTCATCTCCAGTGCTGACTCTCGTTGCAATAGCCTGGAGTCCTTCCGTTTCAAGCCACTCTCCAAACTCCTGCAGTGACCTCATGTCCATCTGCTCGAGTTTATCCAGGAGAACAAAGCCACAATTAGGATTCAGCTTTCTTACAATTGCAGTTGATACTTTCAGTCGGTCAGATCCGGACATGTTGTCCCATTTCTGGCCTTTGTATACCAGTTCACCTTCCTTAACAGACAGCTCAGGAAGCGGAAGTTCTGCTGTATTCAACAGTTCCGTTTTCTTTTCTCTTACATCTTCAATATCTTTTGTCAGTGAATTGTACTGATCACGATAGGTTCTGGCATCGTCCTCAGCTTTTTCCTTG